TTTATCTCTTAAACTATCATTATCAACTCCATATTTACCACACACATCTATATCAAATAAATTAGGGGCTACTTGTTTATTACATTGTCTTTCATACGATACAGTAGGGTCATCATTCTTTTTTTTCATAACTAAATCAACAAAAGGAATATTTTCAGGACAAGATGAATTTTTTAAATAAGTTAATGCTTCGTCTTTAGTATTAAATGTTAATGGATTAGTAGTTCCATCAATCATTTTTTTACTATTTAATAAAAAAAATTGTTTTCCATTTGTAACTAAATAATTATAACAACTAGAAGGTATAACAACATCATCTACAAAGATTATAAAACTATCTAATGATTTGCTTCTTAAAAAACAAATAAGAGCAATTAATACTATTATAATTAATATAATTCCAGCAGTATTTAACATTTTATTTTTATTACCAATTATTTTTTAATAGTTTATATTATACTAATAAAATTATTTTATACTAATACATTATTTTTACTAATAAATTTTTTATTAAATATTAAAATTATTAATAGTTTAATAATTAGTTTAATAAATAATATATTTTATTATATTAAATATATAAAAAATTATAAAAAATATATAAATAGTATATAACTAGAAGTAAATAATTTAAACTATTTATAAATCTTTACTTTACTTATAAATCTTTACTTTACTTATAAATCTATACTTTACTTATAATTCTAATAGTAAAGAACAATGTATCAATTAAATTTATTATCCCTATTATTAATTGTTATAGCATTATGTATTTTTTATAATGAATATAACAATAAATTAACTTTACCAGAACTATGTTTATTTGCAATTGCTTTTATTGCTATTATAAGAGCCGCTTATAATTATATTGAAATTGATAATAAATTAAATAAAACGAATCATTATGAAAATTTTGTTTCAAATGAAAAAGGTAAAAAATCATTAAAATTAAATAAAAAAAATAAAAACGCAAGCAAAAACGGAAGTAATAACTCATCTAATCATACAACTAAAGATAAATTTGATGTTATTTTAAATTCTGAAGAGTCTGAAGAGTATTTTGATATTGAAAATGAACAAAAAACCATTAATAAATTAAAACAAGATATTCACGAATTAAAAAAGAATAGTATTGTTAATAAAAATGCTGTAAATGAAGTTGATAGTTTATTTGATATGGGTATTCATAATAAAGAATTATTTGAAGATAATAATGTATCACCAACACCAACCACAATAAATTCAACGACAACTACTAATCCAACACCAACCACAAAAACATTAAAAAATGGTGATGAAATAAAGAGTGTATTTAATCCTAAAATCGTAATTGGTAAAAATAACAATGGATTTGGAAATACAGATAATAATAAATGGAACGATGCTTTCAAAGGTGCTGAATTTAATGCTAACTTTTATGAAAAATATAAAGATAATAATAAATGCGACCAATATAATACATTTAGTAGTAATACAGATGAGGCTTTAAGAGTTCAAAATTATAATGATGCTAAAAAATTTGTGCCTGGATATACCTATGTTCCTCCTGAAAATTGGAGTGTTCCTCAATATAGACCTCCTGTATGTGTATCCTCTAGTCCAAATCCTTTAAAATTAACAGGACTTGTAGATAGAGGATTACCTCTTAATGTTCTTGAATTAAATCCTCAAGGTGAAGTAGCCGATACTGAAACAGACGTATCTTTAAGTAATGTTGGAAGTATGATGCCTAATTTTAAATATGAAGAAGAACCATTTAGTAGACCTTATGTTTAATTTATAATTAATTTAATACTATTTTAATTTTAACTATTTTAATTTTAACTATTTTAATTTTAACTATTTTAATTTTAACTATTTTAATTCTCTTTGTAATTAATAGTATAATTCATATTAAAGAATAAATATAATAAAATGTATAATAATGCTCAACAACTTAATATAACTACTCTATTACCTTATAGTAGTCAAAACACACACCCTTTACAAAATATAAATTCTATAAATACTAATCTTAATCAGTATAATAATTATAATGATTATAATAAAAATGTTGCTTTAATTAATACTATTTTTAATAATAATACTAATACTACTCTAGAACAATCAAATAATTATAAACATAAACAAAATACTGAACATCAAAATAATAATAAACATCAAAATAATAAATATAAAAAAAATAAATATACTTTAAAAAAATATTTAGGTGAAGGTATACAAGGAAGTTTATATGTAGCATATGATACTAATAATAATAAATATATCTGTAAAAAAATAATGATAGACCCATCTCAAAATACAAAACAATTGGAGCAATTAAATTTTGAATTAAATTTATTAAAGTTTTTATCATCTAATAAAATAACAAAAAATTATATTAATCCTTGTGTAGAACATCGCATTGTAGATAATCAAGTATTTACAGTATTTCCAGTATTTGATGGATATAGTTTAAGTCATTTAAAAAAATATTTTCATAAAATGACACCTAAAAATTACTATACTATGTTATTTCATATTATAAAAGTAATATTATATGCGATGTCTAAAATCCATCAAAATAATATTGCACATCAAAATATAAATGAAAATTCTATTTTAGTATCTACTCATAAAAAAGTAGATGATATAAAAGTAAAATTTACAGATTTTGGGTTAGGTTGTGGTATTAATAATGAAAATAGTTATATAAATTCAATGCTTACAACTATAAATAAATGTAAATCAACAACACCACCATCACATTTAACACCAACATCTTTAATTACAACATCATTATTAAATCAAATATCACCTACTAATAATTATTTATCTCTAGAACAAAAACACGATATTACTGGATTAGGTTATATTTTTATACAATTATTATTATTGTTTGAAAATATAAAATTAGATTTATCAAAAGGTTATACAAATGAATTAAAAAAAGAAATAAAACACTTAATAACATCTAAGTTTGTATCATTATTAAAATTAGATAGTGTATTAAAAAAAGATATTCTAGAATACTTATCTATTTTAAATAATTATATTTTATGTGAAGAAAAAAATATGAAAGATTGTCAGTATATTCTTGATAAACTGATTATATATGAAAAATATAAAAATGATACGTTTTAACAAACAAATAATAAAAGAACTACGATTTAATACAATACTTATCACTATCTAATGTTTTGCTAGAAATATAGGCAAGTAATTTACTGCCTTTATTTTTAATTAGCAAATCAAAGATTGCGACGAGTTTATCAACATCATACGTATGTAAATTTTTATGAAGAATATAGACTATTTGAGTATAAAGTTCTTCAATCAAATTGATACTAAACGTAGTTTTACCTTTAATCATAAGATTAATTATATTATATTGTTTATAACCTTGTTTATAAGATGAAATTGTTTCAATACGTGATTTATTTGATATACTACACGATGGTGTTTTCATTAATGGTTTTAAAGAACTAAGTGTTTGTTTTATTTTACCATTTCCAGTAAAATGTTCTTGTATCCATTTGATGAAATCAGGGTTTTGGTGTATTTCTCTAATTACTTTAATAATATCATCAACAATCATATTTAAATCATAACTTTCTGTTTTCTGATCTTCTTCTTTTATACAGCAAGTTGCTCCAATTTCTTGAGAAGTTTGAACTCTACCTCTTTTTTTTACACCAGGTAAATCACCAAATATTTTTTTAGGTCTAATTAGTTTTATTTTTGTAGTATCTTTTTCTATACTAAAACTAGTATTATCTATTTTAGACTTTTTTCCTAATTCTTCTTTCAATGTGTCTGCACATTTTTCTTTCAATGTATCTGCAAATTCTTTTTCCCATTCTTCTTCCCACTCTTCTTCCCACTCTTCTTTATTACTACTATCATTAGTATTTTTAGATATTAAATCTTCAATATAAATTTTATCTTTTTCTCTTAATGTATTAAACTTAGTTTCTTCTTCATCTAAATCATCCCATTCTACTTCATTATCAATATATAATTTATGTTTTGTCCAACTCATTTTTATTCTTTCTAATTCTTTAATGATTTCATTAGTTTCATTAGTTTCATTACTTTTATAATTTTCAATAAGTTTATCTAGAGATTTAAAATCGTCATTCATTTTAAATAGTTTTTAAATAAGTTTATCTAGAGATTTAAAACTTAAAATAGATATTTTTTATTTTTATATTATTATTCTTTATAAATCAATTTTTATATTATTTTTAATTATTTTTAATTATTTTTAATTATTATTTTATTTAATTATCTAGATATAAATATTCATATATTCTTTTACTAATAACTTTTCCTATATGTCGTTTTTGTTTTTCTGTATGTGTAAGAAGAATAGTAGATAATAATTTAATTCTATCATTGTCTGTTTCACAATTAGTATAAGCATTGAGTAATGATGTAAGTGTAGGATATACTTCATTTATTTTAATAGCAATAGATGTGCTAACTCCAGGTATATTTGTAAGTATAAGTTGGTTCCATAGTTTAGGTGTCATATTATCTTTTTTACATTTTTTAATAGAGTGTAAATATAAATTATTATTTTCATTATTATTAGTTTCATTAGTTTCATTATTATTAGTTTCATTAGTTTCATTATTATTAGTTTCATTATTATTAGTTTTATTAGTTTTATTAGTTTTATTATTATTATTTTTATTATTTAAATTATCATTTAGAATAATAGGTGTATCCAGAATAACACTATTAGAATTACTAGTAATTACACTAGAATTACTAGTATTTACACTAGAATTACTAGTGTTTACTATAATTCTCTCTGGAGTATCATTAATTTTTATATCTTGTTGTAAATTATTATTTTTTAAAGTAAAGAAATCATTTATATTTTTAGTCATTCTTTCATATAATCGTATTATAATTTCTAATGTTTCTTGTAATGATGTTGTTCTAATAATAGGTATTGTATCTCTAAATATGGAACTAATAATGCTTCCATATAAAAGGGTTTTATCATTTGGTTTTCTTAAATCATTAACTAAACCCTCTAATAAATAACAAATAATAGTATTCGAATTAGACCTTTCGGCTTGTAATCTAATTTTTTGTTCTTTATAACGACCATCTTTTATACTAGAAATCATATCAGTCATACATTTCCTTTCAATAATTAATGATTTATCAGGTTGTTTAGATGATAAAATTATAATATCTCCAACATCTAATTTTTTTATTTCATAAGGTATAGTAAAAGAAGATGTATTTTTAATTAACTCTATTAATTTATGTTCTCTATTGTCTATAATAATCATTTTATAAATAAATAATATATTTTATTATAAAACTATATAAAATAAAGTAATACGGATGTTAGATAAAGTAATGATAATGTTAGATAAAGTATCTAGATAGATTATGTTTATATTAATATTAATAAAAAATAATAAAAAATAAATAGATTTATAAAATAAGAATAAAATACAATAATAATAAATTTATAAATTAGTCAATAATTTATTCAACACCAACATCAGGATAATAATCATAATCTTCTGTAAATGTAGTAACATCATTTAATGACATTTTTACATCTATATCATTACAATACTCTGATGTTTTAAAATAACTATCAAGGTCTTCATTTTCTTGTTCTTCATCAATTGTAGCCATAGTGTCAGGTTCATCATATGTATTTAATAAATCTTCATCTAATAAAACAATACTATCACCTGTTCCACAATTTGGTATTTGACCGACCATAATATTACTTGATACACCTTTAATATTATCAAAAGAGCCAAAAAGACTAGCCTCTAGTAATTGGTCTGTTGATTCTTCAAAACTTGCTTTAGCCAATGGACCAATATTTTCTTTCTTAATACCAAAACGACTAATTGCCATAATATCACTATTTTGACACATTTTATCACAAAGTAAATCAACATGGCGTGGGCTAATATGAATATCATTAGAACTTAATACTTTTAATAATTGATATTGGATTTGAAAACGTGCAGCTTCAATACCGTAAATAGAATACATTTCATTGGGATCAATACTATAGGTTCTATTAACATCTACACCAGGTGTCATTAAAATATCAAATAATATAGTTGTATTTAAATGTTTTGAACCATCAGCAGTAATTGTAAATTCTTTTTTCTCTACAAATGATCCATTTTCATTTATGATAATTGGTAATAAATTTTCATCAGTAGGTATTTCAACAAACGTAATTCCATCAATACCTTTAATATTAATTTCAGTAATTTCTTTTATTTTTTCTTCAATAAAAAGTATATCATCATCAGCCTTATGTGTTTCAAAGTTAATTCTAATTCTAAATATAAGTTTAGAAGCATTATCATCCATAAACATAAGAGAAACATTAGGATAATTTTCTTTTAATACAATTTGTATATCTTCCATTGTTATTTTATGTTCAATAAATTTTTTTCTATTAAATTCTAATCTAATTAACCAAGGATTTGTATTAGGTGTTTCAGTATCTTTAGTCATTTCATTAAATAATTTATAAATCTCCATAATTTCACGGTCTTCTGGTAAAACATTATCATAATTATTAGTTGGTTCAAGATAAATAGAACTAGATTCTAATACATCACCAATAGTAATCATATTAATATTATTCTTTATTTTTTCAGCATTTTCAAATACAAAGCGATTAGTTTCAGTTAAATATATTTCATACGAATTATGTTTTAATGTTTTAGTATTACTTAAAATTTCTTCTAAACGTGGCACACCTTGTGTGACAGAAGATTTAGAACCAATACCAGCGTGGTGAAATGTATTTAAAGTCATTTGTGTAGATTGCTCTCCAATACTTTGAGCGGCAATTGGACCAATCATTTCACCGCCTTCAATTAAAGCATTTGTATAAATAGATTTAATAGATGTAATAATATGTTTAAAGGCTATTTTATTAATTTTATGGTCACGAATAAGTTTTTTAGGTGATAAATTATCCCAAATTAATAATTCACTTATTAAATTAGTTTGTCCGTTAAGTTGGCAAAATTTAACAATATCTTTTAATTCATTAATAATTTCAATAGGGTGTAAATCACTTTTATTAGATGTTTCATTAAGTTTAAATAATTGAATTGTATTTAATAATAATCTTTCAAAATTAATAGGATATTGTAATTTTTCATCAAGTTTATTAAATTTAGTAAATATAGTATGATACTCAGTAATAATGTTTTCAATATGTTTATTATAATGAGAAATAGTTTGTTTCCAATGTTCTAATTTTTTCATCTTTGTAAGTTCCGATTTCAATACAAAAGCAAATTTATCATTTACATCAATATAATAATCATTATTTAAAGTTTCTATTGAAATTTTAGTAAACTTCGTTTTTTGTTTTTCTAAACTAATACTATTAAAACCATCATAACCATAACAGAATTGAACAATTTCGTTATTACTTGTTCTTACTGTATAATCGTGTGCAACTTTTAAATCTTCCATAGATTTAATTAATTTTCTTTGTAAATAACCAGAGTTAGCAGTTTTAACAGCAGTATCAATAACACCTTCTCTACCCGCCATAGCGTGGAAAAAATATTCTTGTGGATTTAATCCATTCATAAAATTACTACTAATAAAACCACGACTTTCAATACCATTTTCAAAACGTGGGTAATGAGGTAAAGTGCGATTACTAAAACCAAGAGGGACACGTTTTTGGTCTATGGCTTGTTGTCCTAAAAGACACATCATTTGTTGTATGTTAGATGCTTTTCCTTTTGAACCACTAGTAACAATATAATTAATACGGTTAGATAAAGGCATTTTTTCAACAATTTGTTTTTCAATCGTATCTACTGTATTTTTGTTAATAGTTGCTATTTTACTATCATAGAATAGGTCTAAATTATTAGAAATATCACTAAGAATATTTAAATGAGTTTTTTTTGTCAATTCAACAGCCTGTTTTTTAGCA